TTGAGTCATTTTTCTTATTTAATAGTTAATATTTAATGCACATCAATAGAGCTATGTTTCTTGGCCTTATTTCTGAATTATCCCAATAAAGACCTATTCGACCTGATGGCGATGCCCAATGACCACCAAATAAAGCAAAAATATTACCAGGGTTTGAAGTGTGTTTTTGCATATAAACAGGATTGTGGGTATATGAGTGAGTTGCACCATAATTATTCCACATATTAAAGGATTTCCAATCTTGACCTTGGTTTGATCCTAAAGATCTCGCATTGTCGATTCCTCTGCCACTATCTAACCCTCTGATAAATTCCCCTCGAAGATCAGGTAAGTTAAAGCTTGATGAGCCATCGCCATTGCCAAAATTTTCTCCTATTACAGAAAATAAATCACTGTATGAATTTCTAGATATTTCAGCCCCATTGCAATGAATCCAACCATTTGGAGGAGTTAATGTAGCAAATGGCAGAACCGCTCCAACCATATCTAATTCGAGATTATTTCGAGTAGTCTTTATATTATCGACATCAGAAAGGTTATTAGTTTTAATCAACCTTTCTGATAAGGAATTATTGACATCAGTACCAAAATTTGGATCTAAAGCAATATCATTGTTGATAATCAAATTGATATTTGGTGATTCAGAAAATCCTAAAATCATTCTGATATAAAGCCTTTTTCCTGATCCAGTTGGTAAATTTGGCTTAAAAGTTTCTGGAAACTTGCCAATAGCAAATAAATTACCATTTGAGTCAAATATTCCAACTTCCCTGATATAGAAAGGCCCAACTGTTTCTTCTAATACAGCTTCAACGATTAATTGATTTGGATTATTTTCATCAATTACCACATGGGTTAAATTAACTCTGTGAGTTTCATTAACTAATGCTAATTCAGTCCCATCAGGATCATAATAAACTCCATTGCTATCACCAACTGCCATCTGGGTTAAATCCAGATTAATAGAATTATTGGCAGCGTTAGCGTGCTTTATAAGGCCATTATTTGTTATTATACTGTAGTAATTCATTTATTTTTTTAATATCTGATACAATAAGTCATAGCGATATTTCTTGGTCTGGTTTCATTGCCACCAGTGCTACTAACATTATAATTTCGAATTGCATAATAATTATCGCCATCAACAAAACCTTCATGACCTCCGTAATTAGAGTCATCCATACTTTTAACATTTTGTAATTGGTGATTGTGACTTTTTAATTCATCATTTTGATAACTTCCCAAGTTTCTATTTGAATCAACTCCTCTTCCATTATCCCAGCCCCTGATAAATTCACCCCTCAAGTCGGGAATATTAAATGTATTAACTCCGTCACCAACTCCATAGATAGTTCCTATTTTGCTAAATAAATTTGCATAGGTTGTTCTTGATATTTCTGAACCATTACATTCAAGCCAGCCATCTGGGGCTAAGCTGAAAGAAAATGGCATTATTGCACCAGTAAGATTTGTTATATTTAAATTGTTTCTAGCCTGCCCAGCATCATTTAAATCGGCTAAATTTTCTGATATTTTAAGTCTATTGGCTAATTCAATGTTCAAATTAGCTTCGAAATTTGGATCAAAATTGATGTTTTCCGATAAAACAATTTGCACATTAGGTATTGAAACAAAAGCAACTATTAGCCTTATATAAAGCCTTTTGCCAGAACCTGATTCATAATTTGATTTGAATGTTTCTGGGTATTTGCCAATCGCAAATAAATCACCATCAGAATCAAATATCCCAACTTCACGAATATAAAATGGCCCAGCTTCTTCAGGAATTACTCCTTCAATAATCAGCTGGTTTGGATTATTAGCATCCAAAACGGCAGAAGTTAAATTTGTTCTATAAAGCTCATTTACTAAAGAGGTTGCTGCACTATCAGGCTCATAATATGAGCCATTGCCATCGCCAACTGCAATCTCGGTTAAATTAATAGGATTTGCTCCTATTTGTCCTGCCTCGGCTTCTTTTATAAGACCAGCATTGGTCACCAAGCTGTAATAATCTTGAGGCATTTTTAAAGAGGATTAATCGTTGTAATTTCTTTTGATATTAAAAAAGTTCCAATATAAGGAGATCTTGAAATATTCTCTATCTCATCATCATTTTCATAAATAAATTGAGGTAGTGGCGTGATTTCTTTGGAAATCATTGCTGATCCCATATTAATCAAACCCATCTCGGCTGATAAAAATGCTTTTAAGCTTTCTAAATGCGATCTGACATTTTTAGTATTATCAATTACCTTTTGAACTTGTGGCAAAATACCAACATCAAAACCTGGCTCAGTTACATCAAAAAATACTCTAAAAAAATGAGGATCACCGCCATAATCAAACCACTCTTCAACTGTTATATTTTCGTAGTTGAAGGCTTCTAATGCTGATCTAAGTGCTCCAATAGTTCCTTTTTTCTTGTGAATATTAATGCTGGCTTTGATAACATTTCTTTTTACAGCTAAACTCCAATTATCACTCCAATCATCAACTGATACTGCCCAAGCTAGCCATGGTAAAATGTTATCTGGCGCTAAATCTGGATTGGTGACATATCTATTTAATGCTTCTAAGCTAGTTGCTTTAAGAGAGGAATTTTCTAAATCTTTTAGTAACTGACTCGCATTTATTGGTAATAGGCTTTTACTCATCGATTACTACTGATACCTGAATATTTGTACAAAATGGAGCCTGTTCATTGGTAGTTTCAACATCAGCTACTGGAGATATTAATTCTACCTTCTTAACTCCATCAACATGCAGAGCATCATAAATTCCTGATATTGCTATTACTCTGCCAATCTCATGGCGATCGGAGATAAATTTCTGCAAAGCATCGTTTGCCTCTGTTTCAACAACCGCTGATGATGGGCCAGAATAAACAGTAATTACGGCCTCAACTTGATAGTTAATAATTTGAACTCCTTGAACTGATACTAAATCGGTAAGTGGGCGAATATCATCTTCATTTAACTTGGCTAAAACAGAATCTATTAATTCCTGAGCAACTGTTCCATCGCCTATATTTGAAAGAATTGTCACCAAAACCTCACCAGGATTTGGACTTTTTACTGATACGGATTTCACCTCATTTGAAGCAGACAAACTATGAAAAATATATGCTCCAACTGGGCCTGCTGTAGAAAATCCTTCTAGGGCAAGCTGAGTTCTTTTTCTAAGTCTTTCATCTGTTTCATCAATTAATCTTTCTACACCAAAAAAAGCCGCTAAATTATCAAGATCACCTTTAGTTGCATAGGCAAGCATATTTGCTTTTGCTGCTTCATTTATTCTTGCCCTGAGTAACATTTCTCGATAAGCAACTACTTGCATTAAAATAATAGCAGGATCGCTTTCTAGTAATGTCGAATAATTCGGATTTCTTGCTACAAAATCATTTATGTAATCAGTTAATAGAGTTTCAAAATCTAGTGTTTCAATTACATCTGGAGCTGGTAATTTTGATAAATCTATTGGAGTAAAATTGCTCATCGTGCGACGTGAAGTTGTATATTTAATTGTTTAGCTTGATAGCAATATCAAGACTAAACCTATTATTTGACTAATAGTAAGCTACTGACACATGCGTTTCTGGCAACGGAAGGGTGTGAAGCTGTCAGAACAATGCACCCTTCTTCTATTTTTAGAAGAAAGCCAGAGCCGTGAGGCAATGGCAATTACTGCAAGCATCATGCGGTTTAGGGGCTAGCTTTGAAGGTATGGTAAACATATGTGAATTAACTAAATGCCGTAAATTTTCAAAAGCCAAAGATGCTGAAAGGCTTTAACCAAAAGGTAAATAGGTTCGGTCATTGGTTAGTGGGTACCAATGCGTCAACACTATCCTATCGGTAGCAATGTTAATACCTAACCCTTTATTTGTTAAATATACGAAACACGGTAAACCTGTATTATTCCTTATTTTAGGAAAGTGATTCGTAAGATGACCTGATAATAATGCAGGTACGGGATGTTGGAAAAAGCCAATGCCAGACTGTAATGGTCTGGATACAGACTTATGTCTGATTGCGAAAGCAAGCCCACTTCCAACTGGTGCTTTATGGCAAGATAATTTATAGAACCTTTTAATGAGAGAAAGCAAATGACAAATTTGAATTTATCTATATCAAATATTGGTGCACTTTCAGCTAAAGATGCTGATATTAAATGGGAAGAAATGACCACTAAATATCAATCTTCGGTAAAGAGGTTACAAATACGTATTGCTAAAGCTACTTTAAATGGTAACCATGGTAAGGCTAAATCTTTACAATGGTTACTAACTCATTCTTTTGACAGCAAAAGTTATTGCTGTCAAAAGAGTAACTTCCAACAAAGGCAAAAACACTGCTGGAGTTGATAAGGTAAAATGGTTATCTTCTCTATCAAAGATTAAAGCCATTTCTAAACTTAATCGCCGTGGATATAGAGTATCTCCTCTAAAGAGAGTCTATATTCCCAAGAAAAATAAAGGTGAAAGACCTTTAGGGATTCCAACAATGAAGGATAGAGCTATGCAGCCATTACACCTAATGGCTCTTGAGCCAGTTGTGGAATCAACAATGGAACCAAATTATTATGGTTTCAGACCCTTTAGATCTACTGCCGATGCCATTGAGCAATGCTTTATTTGTCTAGCAAGAAAAGCGTCAGATCAATGGATTCTTGAAGGCGATATAAAATCTTGTTTTGATGAAATTAGTCATGACTGGCTAATTAACAATATTAACATGGATAAACAAGTTTTAAATAAATGGCTTAAATCTGGCATAATTGATAAAAGAAAGTTTTATCCTACCAATAAGGGAACTCCGCAAGGAGGGATAATTTCTCCTATATTGGCTAACCTTGCTTTAAATGGCATGGAAGCTCTTTTTAAAGATTTTCCATTAAAACACAAAGTAAATGTAATTGTCTATGCAGATGATTTCATTATTACTGCTAAATCAAAAGAGATTTTGCAGGAGTTGGTAAAGCCAAGAATAGAATCATTTCTCAAAGAAAGAGGATTGAAACTATCTCAGGAGAAAACATCAATAACCCATGTTGATCAGGGTTTTGATTTTCTCGGATTTAATATTAAAAAATATAAAGGAAAATTACTTATTAAGCCGTCAAAAAGTTCTATTAAGGATTTTCTTAATATTGTTCGAGATACAATCAAATCTTATAAAGAAGCAAAGAAAGAAGGTTTAATATATTTGC